ACCGCAACTCCATCTGTTGGGAAGTGCACCAAAAAGCTCTGGATATCCTGGAAGGCCGGAAGGTTGACCAACGTTTTTACCCGGTTATCTTTGGCTTGCCGGATGACGCCGACTGGACCCGCGAGGAAAATTGGTACAAGGCGAATCCCTCCATTGGTCACACAATCACCATCGACAAGGTGCGGGATGCTTTCCACAAAGCGCAGGAAACGCCAGCGGATGAGAACATGTTCCGGCAGCTCCGCCTAAATCAATGGGTGAAGCAATCCATCCGCTGGATGCCCATGGACAAATGGGACGAGTGCGGCGGAATGGTCAATCCCTACGAGCTGGAGGGCCGGGTTTGTTACGCAGGGCTGGATCTATCCTCCACCAGTGACCTGACGACCTTTGTCCTGGTATTCCCGCCATTGGATGCAGAGGAGCCGTACACGGTTCTGCCCTTCTTCTGGCTGCCGGAAGAAACTCTGCGCCTTCGCGTGCGGCGCGATCATGTCATGTACGACCAGTGGGAGCGGCAGGGATACATCTTGACTACTGAAGGCAACGTGGTGCATTACGGCTTCATTGAAAAGTTCATCTGCGATCTGGGCGAACGCTACAACATCCGGGAGATCGCCTATGACCGCTGGAACGCAACCATGATGGTCCAGCAGTTGGAAGATGATGGCTTTGTTATGGTCCCTTTTGGTCAGGGTTTCAAGGACATGAGCCCACCCACGAAAGAACTGATGCGCATCGTGCTGGAGCGCAATCTCAACCACGGGGGTCACCCAGTGCTGCGGTGGAACATGGACAACGCCTTTGTGCGAACGGATCCGGCTGGTAACCTGAAGATTGACAAAGAAAAATCCACTGAGAAGGTGGACGGCGCAGTGGCCTTGGTTATGGCGCTGGATAGGGCAATGAAAAACCAGAATGGCAGTGGCTCTGTTTATGATGACCGGGGATTTCTCGTGATATAGGAGGTTGTGAAGTGCCTAGAAATCCAAGGCGACCGTGTCGTCATCCAGGCTGCCCCAATCTATCAGACGATGTTTACTGCGAAGCACATCGTCTTTTTTTTTCTCGCGAGAGTGCGACCTCAAGAGGCTACGATGGAAGATGGCGAACGGCGAGAAAGCGATATCTGCGAAGATTTCCTCTTTGTATGGAGTGCCAGCGCAACGGAAAACTTGTGCCGGCTACTGTCGTGGACCATATCCTCCCTCACCGTGGAGATGAAGATCTCTTCTGGGATGAAAGTAACTGGCAGCCCCTGTGCAAGCGCTGCCATGACAGAAAGACCGGCAGCGGTCTGTGAACGATAGGAGTGAATGCATGAAGAATCCCTTGTCTAGGTTTGGTCGCGCCCGAGACAAGCCCACCAATGCAGTCAGCACCGCCCCGAACTTTCTCTTTGGACCAAGCGGCGCCGGCAAGTCGGTCAGCGTGCATTCTGCCATTCAGGTTTCCGCTGTATATTCTTGTGTGCGTGTGATCGCGGAAACCATCGCGAGCTTGCCGCTGCATGTCTACAAGACAACGGACGCAGGCAGCGAAAAGGCCACAGAGCATGTGCTCTACCGTGTTCTTCATGACGAGCCGAACCGGGAAATGACCTCCTTTATCCTGCGGGAAACGATGCTGACGCACCTATTGCTGTGGGGTAATTCATACAGTCAGATCATCCGGACAGGCCGTAACCAGATAGACAGCCTATATCCCCTACTGCCTGATCATATGGAGGTCGACCGGGATAACAAAGGCAAACTCACTTACACCTACACAACGAGCGAAGGCAAGATCTACCGACTGGCGGCTGAAGAAGTACTGCACATTCCAGGGCTCGGCTTTGATGGCGTTGTGGGCTACAGTCCCATTGCGCTGGAGAAGAACGCCATCGGCCTGGGGCTTGCAGCTGAGGAGTATGGCAGTAAATTCTTCTCCAACGGCGCGCGTCCTTCCGGCATCCTGACCCATCCCAATACAGTCAAGAATCCAAAGGTTCTGCGTGAGAGCTGGAATGCCGCGTACGGCGGATCCTCCAACAGCGGGCGAGTGGCCATCCTGGAAGAAGGCATGAAGTTTGAAACCATCTCCATGCCCAACAACGAAGCGCAGTTCCTGGAGACCCGGAAGTTCCAGGTATCCGAAATCTGCCGCATCTTCCGAGTGCCGCCGCATCTGGTGGGCGACCTGGAGCACGCGACCTTCTCCAACATCGAGCACCAGTCCATCTCCTTTGCGGTCCATACCATCCGGCCCTGGCTTGTTCGCATCGAGCAGGCTGTCAACCGCTCCCTCTTTTCAGAAAGGGAGAAAAGCCGCTTCTATGCGCAGTTCAACATCGATGGGCTGATGCGCGGCGCGTACAAGGAGCGCATGGAGGGCTATGCCATCGCGCGGCAGAACGGTTGGATGAGCGCAAACGACATCAGGGAGCTCGAGAACATGAACCCCCTGACCGATGACCAGGGCGGTAATGCCTACCTCGTCAACGGTAACATGATCCCCATCAATATGGCTCGAAAGGAGGAACCAATGAATGGCAAACAAGTTCTGGAACTGGGTTCATAATGAAATCAGCAGTGAACGTACGCTCTTCCTGGAGGGCGTAATCGCGGAAGAGTCCTGGTTTGAAGATGATGTGACGCCCGCTGCCTTCAAAGCAGATCTCTTAGCAGGCAGTGGACCGATTACACTGCACATCAACAGCCCTGGCGGTGACTGTATCGCAGCCTCGCAGATCTACACCATGCTTATGGATTATCCGCACGATGTAAAGGTGCAGATTGATGGCATTGCAGCCAGCGCAGCTTCTGTAATCGCCATGGCCGGCACGAAAGTGTCCATGTCCCCGACATCCCTCATGATGATCCATAACCCGCTCACTTTTGCCTTGGGAGATAGCGAGGAGATGCGCAAGGCGATCCAGCTGCTGGAGGAAGTCAAGGAGAGCATCATCAATGCCTATGAGATCAAGACAGGGCTCTCCCATACACGGTTGAGCAACATGATGGACGCCGAGACCTGGATGAACGCAAAGAAGGCCCTGGAACTCGGATTCTGTGATGAAGTGCTGTACCAACCAGAGAAGGTGGATAAGGTTGAAAACAGCTTCACCTTCTCACGCCGAGCGGTAAACAACTGCTTGCTCGACAAGCTGAAAGCGTGCATCCCCAAGGAACCACCTGATCCGCAGCCTGGTCCACTCCTCGAAGCCGAACCCGTCCCCAACAATGAACCAACCCCCGAACCCACCAACCGCGTGAACGCGTCAGACCTCGAAAAAAGGCTGGCGCGTTTTCAATATGTATGAGGAGGAAATCCCTATGAATCATATCCTGGATATGCGCGAAAAGCGCGTCAACCTGTGGAATGCGGCCAAGGCCTTTCTGGACAGTCGCCGGACCGAGGATGGAACACTCTCTGTGGAGGATTCTGCTACCTATGAAAAGATGGAAGCCGATGTCATACGCATGGGCAAGGAGATCGAGCGCCTGGAACGCCAGGAGGTGCTGGACCTGGAGTTTGACCGTCCGACTAGCCGCCCGCTGACCTCTGCCCCCGAGACCCTGAAGGACAAGACCAAGCACGGCCGAGCGTCTGACGAATACAAGAGCGCCTTCTGGCGCGCGATGCGGGACAAGACCGTCTCGTTTGAGGTGCTGAATGCGCTTCAGATTGGCGCTGACAGTGAAGGCGGGCACCTCGTGCCGGATGAGTATGAGCGCACCCTGGTAGAGGCGCTGCAGGAGGAAAACATCTTCCGCAAATTCGCCCACCTCATTCAAACCAGCTCCGGTGATCGGAAGATCCCGGTGGTGACCAGCAAGGGCACCGCGTCCTGGATCGAGGAAGAGGCCCCGTACCAGGAGAGTGATGACGCGTTCGGCGCGGTCTCCATTGGCGCCTTCAAGCTGGCTACCATGATCAAGGTGTCCGACGAACTGCTCAATGACTCAGTCTTTAACATCGCGAGCTACATCGCCAAAGAATTTGCTCGGCGCACTGGTGCGTCAGAGGAAGAAGCCTTCATTGCCGGCAATGGCACTGGGAAGCCGACCGGTCTTCTACATGCCACTCTGGGTGCCCAGCTTGGCGTGACGACTGCTTCAGCCACCGCCGTTACTTTTGACGAGGTGATGGACCTGTTCTACAGCCTTCGCTCGCCCTACCGCCGGCAAGCCCTGTTCCTGATGAACGACAGCACGGTCAAGGTCCTGCGAAAGCTGAAGAACGGCGCAGGCGACTACATCTGGCAGCCTTCCATCACCGCAGGGACACCCGACAAGATCCTCAACTGTCCGGTCTATACCTCGTCATTCGTTCCGGCTATTGCTTCCGCTGCCAAGAGCATTATCTTCGGCGACATGGATTACTACTGGATCGCTGACCGTGAAGGCCGGAAGTTCAAACGCCTGAACGAGCTATATGCACCGACTGGCCAGGTTGGTTTCCTGGCTTCCCAGCGCGTGGATGGCAAACTGATCCTGCCGGAAGCCGTGAAAGTGCTGCAGCAGAAGTCGTGATCTGCCCGACTATGAATCTGCAGGGGTTGTTCTGGTGAGCAGCCCCTGCTTCTTTTGGAGGAAAGAGAATGAGTGATACCTACAACACCCGGAACTATGCCGCGCATGGCGGCGGCGAATGGGTCATCGGCGGCAAACTAACCGTCCTGGAAGGCGCGACCGTGGAAGGACTGACCGCCACTGCTGCCCCTGCCAGTGCGGAAGCCTTAGGTGGCATCAAGGCGGCGGCGAAAGCGGAAACGGACACGGTGGAAGCCAAGATCGGTGAAGACGCGAAGCTGTACGTGCCTTCCTACCCTGAAGACTACGTGCTACCTGCAGCTACGGCGGAGGCTCTGGGCGGCGTGAAGATTGCAGAAAACCAGGTCGACAGCGCAGCTTCCACCATTGCGGGCCTGAACATCGAGTTCAACGCCTTGCTGGCCAAGCTCAAGGCTGCCGGTATCATGGTCCCTGACGCATAAGAGAGGAGAGCAGCATGATCCTGACGGTGGAGGAAGCGAAGGCACACCTACGCATACAAGATGAAGAAGAGGACGAGTACCTGGCTTCGCTCATCCTTCAGGCACAGGCTGTTGCTGAGGACTATTGCCGCGTGGTATTTGATGAAACCGCGCCGCAGGCTGTCCGCCTTGCGGTTCTGCTGATGGTCAGCCATTACTACGAGAACCGGGACAACCCGGACAAGCAGGTTTACCTCACCATGCGGATGGCGTTTGAAAACCTGCTCTATCCGCACCGAAATGCTGGCCTGATGTTCTAAGGGAGGTGAGGAAGAATGCGCGGCTATAAGAATTTCGAGAGCGACCCGCATCCAGGCGACCTCCGGCACCTAGTGGAGATCGGCTACACAGAGAATGGGATCAATGAGAACGGTTATCCAGTCCCGCAGGATGTGGTGGTCTGCCGGGTGTGGGCGGCCACGATCGACGCGGGCAACCAACACTACCGAGCGGCGGACGTGATGAACGCGGAAGCCGTGATCAACTTCACCATCCGCTACCGGACGGACATCAAGCCCGGGATGTGGATTCGCTTCCGGGATGAGAAATGGAACATCTCCACACTGGGCGAGTACGCCTTCAAGCGCAAGTACCTAGGCCTGAAAGCCTCCGTCTCCAAAGGGGTGAGCGGATGAAGCGGGTGCAGCAAGCCCTATCCAGCCTGAGAGTTCCTGTATTCGCCGGGATCTGGCGGGCGACTTCCGTTAACCCCAACGCCCCGGAACAGTATCTGGTGTACTCCACGACTACCAAAGAAGAAACTCACTTTGACGATAGGGTAATCGCGACCCGTACCTTCGTGTACCTGAACCTCTGGAGCGCGGGAGATCCCACCCAGACTGCAGCCCTGGTTCGTGAAGCTATGTACACGGCCGGCTTTGGCATGGTGGAAGAAACCGATAGAGGCTACAACGAGCCGGCCTATGACGTAGGCACCCGCATGTATACGGTGCACTGGACCTGGAGCCTATACGAGGAGGTTCCCCGTGGCAATTGAACTGCGTGGCTTTGATGATCTCCGGGACGACCTGATCAACATGGCAGCAGCACTGGAGCAGGGACCGGGTGTGACCCGCGCGCTTCAGGCAGGAGCCGCTCCCATCGAGGAACAGATGCTTCATAATGCGTCCACGGATCCCAAGATCATCTCAGGCGACCTGCATGATTCCATCCGAACCGGGAATGTGAAGAAGAATCGGGGCGGCGGGAAGCGCATCACCATTGGTGTGCACCACAGCGAACGTGGTGCATTTTATTCCAACCCCGTTGAGTTTGGCCACGGTGGACCGGCACCTGCGCCTGCACATCCCTTTGTCCGGCCCGCCTTTGACGTGAAGGCACCGGAGGCTTTCGAGGAAATGAAGAGAGTCCTGCGGGACGAAATAAGCAACAAATAAAGGAGACATATATGCCAGCAACCGCATCGCCCGTCGTGTCCAGCACGGTGGGTCTTAAAAACATGGTCATCGCGCCGCTGACGGTAGATACAGAGACCACGCTCACCTATGGCGCCCTGCAACTGGTCGCCGGTGCAATCGAAGCGACCATCACCCCGGAGAATACTGACCCGGAGGTCCAGTACGCGGACGACATCGAGTTTGACGTCCTCTATCCGGATCCGGAGCTGTCCTTCAAGACGAAGATGGCAGACATTCCTCTATCAATTCAAGAGGCCATCTTTGGCAACAACATCGATGACAATGGCGTGCTGGTGCGCGCCGCGGTGGACAAACCCCCATACTTTGCGGTCGGATTCAAGTCAGAGAAATCAAATAACAAGTATCGCTTTGTGTGGTTGTATAAGGTTCGTGCGAAACCGGTGACAGAGACCTACGCCACCAAGGAGGGCGGCACCATCACCCGCCAGACAGGCGAGGTGGAGTGGACCGCAATCAAGCGTACGCACGATGGTCTGTACCAGGCGATTGCAGATGAGGGCGAGAACGGATTCACGACTGCGATGGGCGCAACCTTCCTCGACACTGTGTATGACCCGACCTTCACGGTAACGCCGTAATGACTTACAACATAAGGCTGCCGCTTAGAATAGTGCTGGGCGGCAGTCTCTTCATGAAAGAGAGGTGATCCCATGGTGACCTGTACCCTGGGAGACAAGAAGTACAGTGTGGACTTCGTTTCCGGGCGCGCGCTCCGGGAGATGGAGCCGGCATCCAAAATGTATGGGAAGCTGGTCGCCCTGTCTAAAGCCGCAGTGGAAGGTCAGGATGTCTCGAACGAAAAACTGACGATCCCGGAAGCACTCGACACGATGGTCAAGTGGTTTTGCATCCTATTTGGGGGACAGTTTTCTCTGGATGATGTCTACGACCATTACCCCGCTGATCGTCTGATGCATGACATTACGCTGGCGATCATGGCTGTGCAGACGCAGACGACTGATGTGCTCGACAGTTTTCCTACCAAGCCGGTGACGGAGGAAGCGGAGCAGCTACTGGCGGAGATAGCGAAGAATCCCTGACGTTACCGGAGTACATCTATTCAACCTATACCCTCTTGCTCAAAGCCGGCTGGCGCATGCAGGAGATCGACGGAATGGACATGTTGGGCTTCCTGCGCTTGCGGGCCTGGGACGTTCAGCGCGAGCATGAACAGCAGCAGCTCAAACTAGGATATATCGATCAGCTCTGGCCGAGTATTAAACCTTCAGGGGCATGATGATTAAGAAATATTCAAATGCAATGCAAAATCAGCTCTTGCAAAGAGATCACTTTCAACTATCCAAACCTCAAGGGCTTCAACAACGCATACCCTTGAAATGAAAAGCAGGATAATCCAAAACGTGTATTTGTTAAAGGCCATAACTATGTCCCGGACTTTTGCGGCACTTGCGCTGATCAGAACATCGGTATAGACATCTTCCTTAAAAACCACTATCCTTTCATCGCGATATCCTCGTCTTCAAAGATTAGCTTTAATCCGCTGCTCCTGGAACGGCAATCGGAGGGAGAACTTAACTAGGTTATAGAACGTGCCGTAGCAATTTCTTAGCCTCCTCACCGGTCACAATGCCTTTTTTATCTACGGTTTTCGCTAATCGTCTGAGGTTTCGCCTGACTGAAGATCGTCTCATAAATAGGTACTGCAAATTGTCTTTTGCTGTAGCGAGTTGGAACGCAAGTTTTTCTTCCCTCGACATGCCATAGCTTGTTGTTGGCTGCCCATAATAATTCTCGAATACGATCTTCGCAACGGTTCTGGAATATTCCGGAACTCCGAGTGTCGTACATATTTTTTCAATATCGTCGCCAATACCAATAGCAGAACAACTATAACCAAGTATTTCAACCGCTGCCCAGCCGCCAAGATAAACATCAATTACATCTTTGCATGGCAATATCTGAAGTGGACCGTCGTAATTACGTAAAAGCTCGTCAATCACATGCTCATGCTCTTGAACGACAATACTTTTTGACAAAATTTGTAGATGAGCTTCAAGACACATGAGTTCCAGATCAAAATACAAATGACTCTTCGGCAGTTTTTTTAACCAGTCAATCAGCAGACAGGTATCATCTATTATGATTCGGTTTTCATTCAGAACGGTTTTGAATTTTGTGTAATCCTCATGCCGTTCGATATAATTACTAATCCCATATGTATTTTGATTGTTGTATCTCACGATTTCTTTATTAATCGCAATTATGCTAGAGCACATTTCTCTAACAAGTCTCTCGTATGATGCTATGTCAATGGAATAGGAGATGTAGTCGAATTCGGCTTTCTTTCTCTTTGGTTTAGAGTACCGTAAAAACGCTTCTTCAATTTTTTCAACAAAACTTCTTCCTTTAAACGAGAGCTCGTTTAAGGGCTTCGTTTCATGTTTCATGGCTTGGTCATGATCCGGAGACAGCGCAGTGGACGGAAAAGCGATGTGTGTGAAGCCTTGACTGGATATCTCAAAAACTTGATATCCTTTCTTAAAAGCAACCAAGGCATGTCCTGCCTCGTGGGCCGCCATTAGCCTCCCTTGGGTTACTGAGCCTCTGTGAGCCCTGACTCTGATCTTGAAGTTTATTTGATATGGTCGTTTACCGAACCAACCTGACATAATCATTGTGATTTACCTTCATCGTTTGACCTGAGGATAAAGCTGGGAATAATGATTTGCAAAACAGCGAACCAATGAATGTTTGAGCCATTTTTACTATTCGTTTTCATAATACTCATTTTTCATATCAGTTACAAGCATTATGAGTAAAGGAGGTGTTTTCATGAGCGAGGTTTTGCGCGAGTTAGTGGTCGCGCTGTCGCTGGACAGCAATAATTTCAGCCGCAATCTGCGTACCATTAACCAGCAGATCAAGGAAGCGGAGAGCACCTTCAAACTGGCCGGCGCGGGGGTCACCAACTTTGAAAAATCCATCCAGGGAACGGAAGCACGGCTTTCCCTGCTCAGCAGTAAACAGAGGGAACAGACCCGTGCTGTCGACCAA